ACAAACAGGGTGGGACTGAAGTCATCTCGTTTGGTGAAGCGCACACCGTTATGTACTCCACGGACAAGAACCTTGGAACCATACTGGTGTGCGCATGTATAAAATTTCATATAAATCCCTCATCAATCAAATACTACTATACTATAAAACATAACAAAAGTAAAGGGATTTATCGTAACTTATATCCTAACTTCGCTTCGAGTTCTTCCAGTTTCATGGTTGAAACCTGTGACTTGGGAACTAGATTGTCTACGATATAGACTGCAACGTTTCCACTCTCGAAGAATGCAACCTTGTAAAGAAAGTCTGGGACTGGAACCTTGTTCTTGCCAATTACTTTGGGTGTTGCAGAGTAATGTGCACCAGTTACTACCCACTTGAAAGGGACAGAACGAATACGTTCCTCTAGATTTTTCCATGCTACCCGATTCACCGATGGCAATTGTGGTGTCATGTTTGTCATGAAGAACGTATCTGACATCTCCTTTGGATCATCTGCGTTTGCTGCAGGAACCATGTGTCCACGGTCATATCCTGAATTGGTATAATCAGCAGGTGTCGGGGAGTCAGCGATGCGCTTGTCGGCACGGAAATCGTCAGTGCGTGGAGTTTTCTTTACTCGTTCCTGCGCAATCTCAGTTGAGAAAATATTTGCATTACGATCGTCATCATACACGACTGCGAAGAACGAGTTACAGAGAACTTTGGTATTTGGTACTACGATTTCTTTACCGTTCGGATAGAACTGATCACAGGGGGAAGCGAATGCTGTCCCTGGAATCAGGAATAATGCAAGAGCAATTAATGGTTTCATATGATAATTTTACTTTCTGGAACAACCAGACCTGAACCGTAGCGAGTATTATACTCGTTTAGCATGCCAGTCTCTGGTTCAAAAACTGTGATAACTGCACCAGAACGCAAAGGAACAACGTCATCCTTCGCGTAAGGGCAGAATGGTGCTAGACCTATACCAAATTGATTATTCTGATTAGGAATCATCATAATCTGCATAGGTTTCTTTAGAATGACAAGACCATCAATTGTCTCATCGATATCAGCGATAATTTCATCACCACTGATTAACTTCACACATCTAATATTACTCATGTATTCACCTTCATGTTGTTATTTAGTCGAGAAAGGAGCAATCATTATCGATTTGCTCCTAGTAATTGAGAGGATAGATTTACCATGTTCGGGTAAAAAGTTGCAAAAACTTCTTTCACCTCGTCAGTATTTGCAATTTGTTCGTATGGATCGAGAGGTAATTGTTTTTCATTAAAGATTCCGAATGCCAGTTTCTTCTCAGTTTCATCTAAGTGTGCTGCCATCGAAGTCAATTCATCATATTCCACAACAATATGACTGCCGACAATATTAGTCATGACTCTCTTATTGTGTTCTTCCATAAGATAACGACCAAGGATCATCGTCTTTAATTCTGGAATATCCACGTCTAACACAGCAGAGTTTTTTCCACTTCTGAAAATCATAGTTTTCTTAGCAAAGTAAGAACTAAGAATCTTATGTTCGAAGTTACGATTAACATATACAAATTTAAAATTCTGTTTCTTTAGAAACTCCAGACCATCAACAAGAGAAATAAACGTCAATCTATCATCTAAGAATATACGACATGTCAATGGTTGCGTTGGGTCTGCTCGCGATACCTTATCGATCCAATCTTTTCCTAACGCAGGAAGTTGTTCGACATTTCTATTGGCAGCCATTTTTAGTTTACCGTCACCATCAGTAACCATGTTAAATGACAGTTTGTTATTTTCATCTATGTCGAGATTGGCAAAATAAGCAGTATTAAAGTTCATGAAATCTTCAAGTGTCACAACACCTTCAAACTTTTTACCAATAGAATAGTTAAGTAGTGCTTCAGTAAGTTGTGTTCCAGATCTTGCAACACCAACAACACAGTACCTGTGATGCGTTAGATTCCAAGGAAGAGGTTCAGTCAAATTTAACATCACATATTATCACCTTCATTGTTAATGGTGGGTGAGAATTAATCCCACCCACCACATTTAATTACTTAGTCTTACCTTCTGCTAAGAATTCGGCAGCTTGTGATGGATATTCACTATCCTCATCAGTGATGTCGATTTTCTTTGCTTTCTTTTCTTCTGGAATAAATGCCTCAAGAAAGATCTTTAGCATACCATTTACCAGAGAGGAACTCTTTACTTCAACATTGTCAGCGAGAGTGAATTCGCGCTTGAATCCTCGCTCAGCAATCCCCTTCCAGAGATATTCAGTGGATTCAGGCGAGTCGCACTTTCCTTGGATGGACAACTTGCCTTCTTGCAATTCAATATCAATCTCTGACTTACCGAAACCAGCAACTGCCAGTTCGATTACGTATCGAGTTTCATCGATTTTCTTGATGTTGTATGGGGGATATTTAACTGGCACCATCAGCGTCGATTGATCAGCAATATCTGCCAACCTTTTCATGACACGATCAGCGCCAACAAAATAACGGTCGATGTGCGGTAAACTTGTTGTATCAAATTTCATATTTTGCTCCTATTAAGCGAGTGTTAAAAAGGTGCCATCCGAAGCATGGCACCTTTTATTTATACTATACTTTTAGAAGAAAGTCAATTATTTTTTACGACCAATGTTATATTTCTGAACGAGTTCCCATTCAGTTTTTTCTTTGAACGCAATTACTTTAATCTGATTTAGTGGTGCTTTATCTTCATGAATCTCAGGATTTAGAATAGTGATTAATCCCCAATCCGAAAGAAGATGTGCTACCGTGTTTCTGCGTTGTAAATCATTGTCACTAAAGTCTGCATCTTTACCATCTAAGGCAAAAAGTTCTTTGAAGTGCACAATGAAATATCTGCCCTGCTTGTGTAGAATGTGACATGATTGGTAAAGAATCTTTTCTTTTCTTGATGCAACACCGATGCGGGAAAGGGTCTCGCGAACTTTCAAGAAGTCATCAGGATTCTTTAAGTTGACTTCCAAAGGTGCATACCCTGGAAAGTCAATGTCAAAAAAATCTTCGCTCATTTTTTACCACCTTTAAACAATTTCTCTTTTATATATTTTTTTTGTTCTTCAGAGAGAATTGTGAGTGCTTGGCGAGCTTTATCATTGCTATAACCATAATACTCTTTCACCATCTCCACTTCGGCATCGTCCTCGATTTTGATCCATTTGTCAAAACGTTTTCTAGCGCGAATAGTATTTATAAGATACATGTTTTGCATGCTCTTATCGAGATGGGAACGGCAGTTCATTTCATTGGCAGGGTGAACAGTGTCAATACTGAATGTCAACCCACGATTAATGATCCAAGGATTGTATTGTTTCTCAGACCAATCGTCAACAATCAGATTCTTCTTTTCATAGTTTATATCTTTGATGAAATCGAAAGGAGATATACCCTTTTTCTTTTCTTTGTACTCCTCAGCATCATATTCAACTTTCGGAGCACCCAAACCATCGAGCACTCCAGTCATTATTTCCACTCCATCCCTGCCATGATTTCAGCAAGGCAAGCAACCAGATTGATCTCAGGATTAGCAGCAAACGCTGCCTTATACTGATAATCTGCAAGCAGCAGAACCAACTGCGAAGGATACTTGACTTCATCAAGAATGGTATCATAGATCTTACGGAAGATAAGATTTGGGTCATTGTCAATGTTATCGACCACCCAGTTACGCATCTTCTTGAAGTCTTTGCTCTTCAATGAGGTAACAAGTTCTTTCATGTTGACTTCTTGAACATTGACGAGGATACCTTCATCAATAGTTCCGGAGACACTGTAACGTTGCAGTTCGTTTAGGACACGGCGATAGTCAGGAAAATGCTTCTTAAGAACTTCAGCGACAACCTTCTCATCGAATGTAACATTCTCAGTTGCAAGAATGTCAGACAGACGCTTCATGAAACGACCTGCCATCTTAGGACGATCTGCCTTTGTCAACTTAAATTCGATGACAGCAGTTCGACTGTGTAGAGGAGCAATGATTCGGTTCTTAAAGTTACAAGTGAAGATAAACCGACAGTTGTTTGCGAACTCTTCGATAAACGCACGCAAGGCAGGTTGGGTAGAGTTTGGATTTAGATAGTCTGCCTCATCAAGGATAACTACCTTGGTCTTACCACCAAAGGAAACTGATGAAGCGAACTCTCGAATCTTAGTTCGGAGAACATCAATACCTGATTCTTCAGAAC